CCACCGCCACCGTTGCCAGAGTCGGTAGAACCTCCACCACCTCCGCCGCCAGTGTTATCGACGCCACCAATACCCCCGTTGTTTCCTCCAGGAGCACCGCCATTACCCCCGCCACCAGGACCACCAAAACCTCCAACATGAGCGGGGTTGTGTGATCCGCCACCACCGCCTCCTCCATAATACTTATTAGCACCAGTAATTTTATACTGGAGACCAACACCACCATCACCACATTCGCCAGAGACGTTGTTACCACCACCAGTAGATGGACCCCAACCTCTGTTACCAGGCATCAAAGCGCCACCGCCGCCACCTCCATTCCAGGTGTTCGATGTACCATAACCACCATTATTACCAAAACCACCTGTAGCAGATCCAGGTTGGGTTGCAGTGCCACCATTGGCATCATATCTACCACCGCCACCAGATCCACCATTAGCACCAGTGTTACCTCCATCAGCACCGCCACCGCCACCGCCATTTGCAGTGATGTTTGTAAATCCTCCAGGTCCAGTGATGCTACTATTACCACCGTTAGCACCATTACCACCTGATCCGCTACCGCCACCACCAACAGTACCTACAGATATTGTGTGATTGCCTGTAACGGGAAATTGTTTTTCTGTTCCAATTCTTGGTTGTTCTCCACCATAATAGACGACACCTCCGCCGCCACCGCCACCGCCAGAGCGACCACCACCGCCGCCTCCGCCGCCGACCATCAATACCTCAGCGAATCCAGGAGATGATACAGCAAGCGTACCATTGCTGGTAAACATATGGATACGCCAACCATCAAAGTCATAGACATAGTTACCGCCAGTTGCTGCCATACCAGCAGTCAACGTACTAGCAGTAGTAACAGGTTGCCATCCAGCACCATTGTATACTTCTACTTGGTTTACATCAGTATTCCATGCTATCATACCTCTAACAGGATTAGCAGGGCGTTGTGCTGTGGAGATATTAGGTAGACGTACTGCACCATTGCCACACCTAGCATCCAAGTGAGCATTGATAACTAGGTTTTGCCCTACAGGAGATCTTACGACTCCTAGAGTAGTACCTGATAATTCGCTGACGTATGCTTCACTCATTTATTTTACCCAGAACCATCCATTTGCTTGACCGAATTGATCGCTTCTCAGTCCGCAGTTGTTCCCTTGTTCAGGGTGGCGGCCATAAGCGAAATAAGTACCCCCACCTGTATGGTGATCTCCCATACCGCGAGTACCTGTATTGGGATTTCTGTCGGAGAATTGTCCTTCATATTGTAATGCTACTGTTGTTCTTGCGTTTTGACCACTTGCACTATTGAGCAAGTCAATCGTCATCGCATAAGGAAAGAAATGATTCACAGGACCATAGTTATTAGTCCAGTGACCAGACTCCAACCAATAAGGAGTCTGTCCTCTATATAGACTACTATTTCTCAGGTTTTGAATGAAACCATCTCCCATTTTGATAGTAACCTGAGCATCAAACACTGGACCCTGTTGATATCCATCGGTTCTAGTGAATGTACCAACCTGACCATTTGTCACATGTGCCTGACAATCTTCACGTCTAATAACAACTGCTAGAGTCCAACCGCCAGCATATCTACGATTGTCAACATACATTCTGTACATTGTACTCTCGTTATTTGGTCTAATATAATAATATCCAGTCTCAAATCCGTAATAGTTTAGGTGTTGACCACTAGGAGCAGGGTTAGATGGTGTACCTAAAGTTGTTGCACTTGTAGAACCCGTGCCAGATTGAACCCATTCTTCACCAGTCCATGCTTCAATGACATTATCAGTCTCATTGAAGAATAGAGAACCGACTCGTGTACCTTTTAGGGGGCGTACATTTTCTGGAGCATGAGGTATGGGGAATCCACCAGCAGTTGATTGGAATTGAAGTGTTCCATCAACACGCAAGGTATCATCTACGTTCGTAGTGAACGCAGGAATGCTGTTAGCAGCGGCGTCTAAACCCTGTATGTTAGTAACGTTTAGACGACCCATTATCTAACACTCCATGCTGCCCCTGACTGAACGGTAACAGTTCGACCTGTTGCGATTGTAATCGGTCCTGCACTCATTCCGTTAGCAAATTCTGCTCCAGTTTGTGTGCCTGTAGGACCAACAGTCAAATCTTCATTGATCGTATTTGCGTTAGTTCTAATAATACTATTATCACCAATAGCAGGACCACCACCAGCGAGAGGGAACCAGTCGTTAGTACCAGAACCAGGTGCAGTCTGTCTATAGATTTCTGCAGCAAGTTCAGTGGTATTGAATCGAACTGTACCTTCACCGATACCAGTAGGTCTCTGTGCGGTAGTACCAACAGGCAACTGTAGAACAGCGTTACCGTTGGTATTCAAGAATTGTAGTGCAGAAATAGTAGCATTAGTTGCTTGGGATATATTTCTGCCATTGATTTGAGTTAGTGCCATGTTGCTCCTAGTTTTACCCCTACTTTATTTAGATAGGCATCTCAACAATATGTACGGTATCACCTGATTGTGGAGTGGTTCCTGTATCAAATACAACGTTAGTTCCGTTGCTATCAATGTTATAGTTTACACCGCCAATCTGACATACACCATTGATAAACACAAGTACAGAACTTGCAGTGTGAGATAGTGAACTATACGCTGTAATAGCAAATGTGCTTTGTGCAGCAGATAGGACATACTCACGAGTGATGTACTTAGCAGGAGAAACAGCACCACGACCAGTAACAGTCAAGTCACCATCTACATATGCGTTACCAAGGATCCGAACTTTGTTGGTAGAATCAGCAGCAACACCAATACCGATGTTCTCAGTTAGTGTTTGCGATGCAGCATTGTAAGGACCAATGTCAAAGATGTCAGTGTTAGTTAGACCAAACTCTTTCCATTGCTGGTTGAATCTAATCCATCCAAGTGACTTACCTGGTCTCCAGTTGATGTTATATACGAGGTCACCATCATCAGGAGTATCATATCCAGTGATAGTAGAGAAGTCAGGTAGACCGTTTGAATCCTCAGGTGCAAGTAGTGTCTGCTTCAGTACAGTACCATCTTGGTTGAAATATGTTAGTTTCTTAGCAAGAATGTTGTCTGTCGAAGACAGTGTGCTCTGGAAAGTGACAGGACCAGCAAAGATAGATTCCAATGCGTTAGACGCACCACCGATAACGGTGAGTTTATCAGTCAGAACCAACTCAGAGAATGTCTGGATCGTAGTGTTCTCTTCACCAACAACATTCAACTGTGCAATATCTTCGTTAGTGATCTGACCTGTAACAGGGTTGATAACCTGGTTACCAATAAACAGGTCACCGTTAGAGTTCAGACCAGAGTAGAATGCAACACCTGCATCTTCCTTGATAGATTGAGAGAACTTGATCTGATCTTCAGATAGCGTCTCAACCTGAGTCTGTGGGAATGCAGTCGAGTAGTTACCAGGACCGAAACCAGTATATTCAAACGTGTGGTTACCAGAACGTAGAATGGAGTGTCTTCTCAGTTCTACAGGAATAGGATTGATGTTACCATCACCATCAATTCTGATAGGAATCTTACGAGTCTCTTCATCACCAAGACGTGCAGTCAAAGCAATACCAGACAGTTGATTATTTGGTGCGTCCCAGTTAGGTGTAGTACCAGGTTCTGCCCACTTGGCATCAGCAATCAGTTTCAAGATTGCTTCTTTAGTGATAGAGCGTTGTGGATCTTTGTTGTTTGCACCAGGCGTAGAACCGTTGGTTGCATATACTTGACCAATAGTTCTAGCATCAGCAACAGAAACTGCTGCCTCTGGATCTGCTACAGGGTTGTCTCTATCGAACGATGGATATACTTCATTGACGTTCTGAGAGAATCTCTTATCATCATAGTTACCAACAGGAGAACCTGCTTCACCAGGAATGACAGATGCCCAGAGTAGTGTCAGGTAGTAAATACCATCTGCTTCACCACGGACAAACTTTTGTTGAGTGTAGATATCATACAGATAGAATGTTTCTGTAAGTTCGTATCTAGTAACGTCAGTGTTGAGTGGTTGCATGACGAAACCAGAGATCGGAGAACGTGGCAGTGGTAACTGCTGATCCTGATCAATCACCATACGAACACGATATGTTCTGTCAACCAAGTTTCTTGCGTCAGGAACACGGTTGATAAATGTCGTAGGTGTAAAGTTGACTGTATTATATTGTGTATTATTTGCTAGAGTCTGATAGATCTCGTTATTGACGGAACTTGTGCTTAGATACCAACCTGCAGGATTGTAGATTGGGTTACCATTAGCATCAGTACCACTCTGACCGAAGACACCGCCATATGTACCAGAGTCATATTGTAGTGGCGAACCTGCCTCACCAGGTGTAGAAGTAGAAACAGTAGGACCGAATGGAGAAATTGATGCAGATTGTACAGTTGCAGCATTTGCACCTTGAGCAACCAATAGACACTTCAGTTTATCGGCAACTGCGTTTGCACCTGTACCATCTTGTCTAGCACCAACAACATAACCCTGAACGCGAGTTGATGGAGGTGCATCTTGTGTAGTATATCCATACAGATATAGTCTACTACCTGCTGCAATACCAATGTTAGGTAACTGTGAGTTGACTTCCTTTGTACGTTGGATGTCAATGTTGACCCAGTTTACCGATACTTCTTCCACGTCTGCAAGAGACTTAGGTGGAATGATGTGAGTTAGTTTACCAGACTTATCTTTTGTAAATGCTTTTTGTTTGAATCCCTTAGATCTAAGAGCTGTGGATCCAAAGTTAGAGTTAGAGTTCGTGATCGACATGTCAGCGCCACGATAACCAGCAAAGTGGTCAGCGTAACCCACAGCGAACACAGAAACGACCTGAATAAATGCATCGTTTGATGCCATCACATGGGTGTGTCCCCATCCTTTTCTATATCTTGCGAAACCATCAAGGTGAGCACCGTCTCCTGAAGTTGCAGCGAGGTAGTTACCTGTTGACTCATCATATCTTACGAACGCTCTGTCATCTTTTTGTAGTGACAGACCAGTGAACTGAGCCACAACCATCGATTTGAAACCAGTTGCTTTGCTACCATCAGCGTGCATACCATTCATACCCCACACTGATCTCAGTGATAGGTTGAACATATATGGAGATGCAGAGTCAACGGTATCAATCTCAACCTTGACAACGATGTTTGTACCAATAGCAGTACCAGTTGGTTCGTTTACCATCTGATAGGTAAAGACGTTACCAGATGCAGATGTAACTTGGAAAGAACCATTATACAGAGATGCATCTAGTTCACCAGATGTACCTGTGGATGATGTAACACCACTGATGTTGACGTTCACGCCAACTGAGAATCCGTGGTTCCGTGGGTTTCCAAACTCGTCAACAGTAACAGCAGTTGCAGTTTGACCGTTACGAGTAATTTGAGAAATACGATATTCGTCGGAGATAGGACCAACGATTCTGTTTTCTTCGACCCTTGCCTGAATTTGGTCAACCTGAGGATCGCCAGATGTATCTGGAATAGTAGCAAACGCCTTCGACACCTTCTGATAATAGATGTCCAGGTCAGTACGCTCAAGAATGTTAGGAACTGCTGAATAGTCACCTGCTGGAACTGTACCTTCAGTTTCGATCAAATACTGTAGTGTGTTTGCACCATCAGCAAATCCAAATGCTGTTAGTCTATGGTGCGAATAGGATGGTGGGATAGTTTCAGTAGAGTCTGGTCTAAAATATACACCAGTGTCATCACCATCAAAGAAGGAGAACTGCCAGAAGTAACAACCACCAGTTACGCTGAAGATATTGCAAGGTTTAGGAACCTGATCCTCAGTGTTGATGTTTTTAGCAGCGTAGATAGTAGGATATGGAACGTACTTAGGAATAATCTTAGTACGACGAAGGTCAGAACCAACGATGGAACAACCTCTAGGAACAATAATGCCACCCTCAACAGAATTGTACTTATACAATACGTTGTTAGGTGACGTGATGTCGAAGTTAGAGTTAGCGTCGAGTGGTGCTACGTTTGTATACAGAACCTCTCCAGGTCTGTTGTCAACGATGTACTCCGAAGGATACAGATAGATCGAGAATGCGTCAAATTCGTCGTTAGACAAACCAACACGATACGAGAAACGTGCCACCTCAAGAAATGCACGCTGCAAACTCTTGAAAGGTCTCAGGGAAGAGTTACCTCTGTTATCAATCGAGTCTGATGCGTCAAAATCGTCAGGGTTGACATAAATGATACGTCCAGTTCTGGACGTAATAATATTCTTGAGTCTAGTTAGTGACATTTCCTATCTACTATCCTTCTTTGTTATTTATTAGCCGCCAGATCCACCCGCCTGAGCAACCTGAGCATTCACATCGAAGGAACGCAGAGTAAAGTCAGAAGAGGTATCTTGGAATCCACTATAATCAAAACTAATATTCTGAGTCGCGGCATAGACCATCAGAACTTGACCAGGACCAACCAATAGAGATGTCAGTCTGTGCTCTCCATTGATGTTCTTGTCATGTAGAATTTGATCTACAGAACCGATAGCATTTGATGCCAGATCAATAGAGGAAATAGTTACTAGTTGACGTGCTACAGATCCAACTTTAGGAGCATCGTAGAACGTATCGGAACCTGCAAAATCAGCAGAACCGAGACCAGTTACAATACTAATACCAGCAGCACCAAGAGTGAAGTCAGTAACATAACCCCACTTTGAACCAGCGTTAGCAGTCATAGTGTATGTTGTCTGACCAAGAGTGATTGAATCACTAGAGTTAGTCAGAGGACCTACAACATCATAAACATAGATGGTATCATAGGAATAGTCTACAGAAAGTTGTACAGACTGATCACCACCACCTAGAGTACCGTCCGCACTATCGTAGTAATAGTAAGTGGCAGTACCGCCACCGTTCTGGGACATGTCGTATTGAACATATGCACCGCTAGATCCAGCAGTGCCGCTAGTTGTCTTGCCCGAAGTGTATTCAGTTCCGTCATCAGATGTTCCCGCAGTTTCATCAATACCCCATGTACCATTGGTGGTAGTAGAGAGTGCAAAACCAACACCACTCATGGTAGCGTCTTGTACATAGAACCTGTAAGTTCTATCAAGCAACATAGTGATAGTAGTAGATCTGCGAAGTGAATATGTGCCACCTGCACCGTTGTCCGAGAAGACAAGTTCGTTACGAGCAACACCAATACCACCAGCAGCAACGTCACCAGTTGCAGTAGATGACCCACCTGTTAGGGTTTCACCCTCAACAAATGCAGTACCAGTAATAGGTCCGACATACAATGTAGAACCACCGAAAGAACCTGCGATGATATCGTAGACTACCGCAGTTCCACCACCTGTACCACCAGTTACAGTTTCACCAATGGCAAAATTACCAGTCTGGTTCTCTAGAGTATGACTCAGAAGAGAAAGTTTCTTGACGTAGAAATCAGTAGTAGGTGGAACATAATATGATTCCCATTTGAATGTGGTCTCTCCATCATTCATAGTAATCAATTGACCAGCGGTAAATGTATCTTGCTGATCAGTTTGGATAGGGATTGGAGTATCAAAAGTTAGAGTTTTATTAGTAATAACATCTCCTTTGTGCAGAAGATATGTTGTTGCATCGAGAGTTGCCTCGATGTCATGCTTTTTCACACCAACACGAACATTAGCGGCAGTGCCATCACTGACCATGTTCAAAACACCACTCGCAGAGGAGTCAATAGGTGCTCTGTACAGAGGTGTCCATGTGGTCGCCGCTGGTTTCGCTGATGCTAGTTTTCCTGTTTGTGTTGCCATGTTTAGTATCAGAATCCAGCGTAGAAGAATTGTTGTTGACGAGTCCTTGCGGTAAGGGTAGCAGCACCGATACCAGCACCGAATGTAACGTCATCCAGAGTAACGTTCTCAGTAGAGAGAAGCGTTGCATCAGCATCAGGGAACTTGATAGTTCTAGTTGCTTGTAGGTTATCTAGGTTGAAGACAACCGATCCAGGTCCACCAAACGCAGGACGAATTACAGGTGACAATAGAACTTTATTTCTAAGATCTTGCGCTGCTCTTTCGGTAACAAATAAGTTGTTACCACCTGCATTATTTAGCGTATTGTTTGGAGGGAACTGATAGGTCTCGTTAGTATTCTCAAGAAGATTGTCAAGATTGAAATTGACTTTCTTAGTGATAGTAGTCTCAGAAGCAAAAATAGGGTTCTGATACGTCTTGTTTGTAATGTCCTGAGTAGTAGTTGTACCTAACAGAGTCAGACTAAGGTCAGGAACAGAGATAATACGGTTGGCAGTAACTGCCGCTGTATTGAACGAAACAGAGAATTCACTATCAAATGTCTGTTTAGTCGTCAGTTGGACGAATGTCTTACCAAGAATTGTCTGCGTAGTTTTTGTATCTAGCAGAGTAGAGTGGTTTGCATTAGGTTCCGATGTTGTGGTGATAGCACCAGCATCAGGAAGGAAGTAAGAACGTCTAGCAGCAGTTGTTTCATCCCAGAGAATTTGGAATACTGCTTCTTCAGTACCATCGACAATAACAAAGTTATCTTCCTCAATGAGGATAGTTTTGTTCCTCAGTGTTTGCTGAGTATCATCACCGACAAGAACTGTGCCACTACCAGAGGTAATAGGTGGGAGATTGAAAATTCTAGTAGAAGAACCACTACCAATACCAGAAATTTCAAATCGTGCTTTCAAACCTTGAGAATCTTCTAGGATGAATGCAGTATCGTCAACCCTGAACTGACCTGTAACTCGTACAGCGCCAGAACCTTTAGGTGCAAGAACTAGGTCAGAGTTATCGACAAGATCATCTAGTGCTGTGATGTAGTTTGATGTACTACCATCACTATTCAAGAGTCTGGTAAAGTATACCCCACCAGGTCCCCACGATAATCCTAGTTGATCATAAGCATTCTGGTAGATACCAGAATTTCTGTCCAAATCGAAACAAATTCCAGGATCTGCTTTAGTTCCTGCTGCTACGCCTTTGAACAACTGATTGATCCTCGCTTTCCTGTTAGGGATAAGTGGATCAGACACCACGACAGGCAGAATTGCTTCTCCAGATAGACTAGCATCTGCAATGTCGGATAATTGCGAAATCTTTTTAGTTCCCACGGACTGACGATTACATAGTTCTTACAAAAGTTATTTATACTGGTTTGTAAATCTGCCCTAGATTCTCATACATGTTCATCACTGACTGAGACGTGTGGAACCCATAAGTGATCATATTAGTTCTCACATCCATGTCAATAATGTTATCGATATGTTTATCAGTCAACTCTAGAGACTTGGCATACTCCCAGAATGGCGTATCATACGCCGATCCAAACTTATAGTGATATAGGATGAAGTTAGCATTCTCTTTGATGGAGCGTTGCATGTCATACTCTACCTTCTGTATAGGACGCTCACCCCATACTGCTTCCATAGTACCGTGAATCCACTTCATATAACCAGCAACGGATGTTGCTTCCATAGGTTCAATGAAGAAATATCTGTTACCGTTCAGAAATACTCTGCCATCAATTACAGGAGACTTGGCATAATAATTCTTGAACGAGAATATCTTATCAATGTGATCGATATCAAATTGATTGCGGAAATTTACTTCTGCTTCAGCATCACTAGTAATATCACTATTATATAAGTATCCATATTGAATACGATCATCCAGATGAATGACAAAGGTCCATCCGTCTGGAGTTGCTACTGTCCTAGTCCAGGGTACATACTCTGGATTAGGCATAGTGCATAGCATTACTTTGTTGAGAGGATTAGTCAGTATATTATAGTCACTATAATCTGTCGGAAATCCTCTACAATCATAGACATAATCTGCATCTACCTGATCATATGAAGTTATATGCTTTTGAGTTGTAGGAAACAACCCTGAATAGCACATAGATTCAGTAAATGCCTGGGGATCGAAGTGCATCCCAACCTCATTGAAGTTGAATGGATGAAACCAGTTACCTTTCTTTCCCCAACCTTCATACATGATACCCATCTTAGGAGTAGCATTGAAGGTATTGTTATCCCAGTTCAAACTCCAACCAAATGTATCAGCAAGAAAACCCGTAAGACCAGGAAAGGATCCTGATCCTACGGGCGCAATTGGGATGTCTTCATCATAAAATAATTCAATCTCAGTTCTAGGTGCGTACTGCTTCCAATGTAGGGCAGTAAGAACTCCAGCGAGACCTTTACCTAGAACTGCTATTTTCATAGTTTAGATTTTAGTGATTCCCAATCTTGTTTGAACTTGTCTAGTCCAGCATCGGTCAATGAATGTTTATACATTTTCCAGAATAGTGCTGGTGGCATCGTAACTACATCAGCGCCATATTTGAAGCATTTTTCAATATGATCTACTGTTCTAGTTGATGCTGCTAGAATTTCAGTATCATCAACAGCTTGATATTCATATGTTTGCACAATGTCTTTGATTAGACCCATAGCGTCGAATCGTTGATCTTCAACTCTACCGACAAATGGTGATACATACGCTGCTCCTGCTTTAGCAGCAAGGATTGCTTGAGATACTGAGAAAATAAGTGTTACGTTTACTGCGATACCTTGATCTGCTAACTCTTTACAAGCAAGCAGTCCATCATAGTTACATGGCACTTTGATAGTGACATTCGGATGTAGATAATAGAAGGGTTTTGCCTCTTCTAACATCTCCTCCGCTGTTTCACTATTTACTTCTGCGCTAATACTAGCGGCAGACCCATCAAAGATGTCAGCAATCTCTTTGATAACGTCCAGAGGTTTTTGCCCCTGTGACAACATAAGAGATGGATTTGTTGTGACTCCATCAATTAGACCCGTCTTGTGTGCCGACCTGATCAACTCGGGATCAGAGGTGTCTAGGAAAATTTTCATCGTTTGCTCCGTACGACAGGGCATACCTTATCTATACTAGCAAATTATTAGCGTTTGTCAACCTCTGTCAGTGTTAGGAAATATTGTATTGTAGCGTATAAATCGCCACACTGATACTTTTACACCAAGAGATTCACATGCTTCTCGATAACTTTCCCAATCAGTCAAGGGGCGGACTTTGCCTGTGTCCGAGCATGAGTTCAAGGAGGTCTTTTCCTTTTTGCCACTGGGTGTGGTGGTACTTGACCCACTCCTGCGTCTCGGAAAGCATTTCCTGGTATGCTTGCGCCGCGTCCACTTTTTCATCGCTCAGATAATCTCCAATAGCATCGCCCATTCTTTCCTTACGCTGTTGTGAGTAAGTTGTGTCGAGACCCAGAAAGGGTCGCTCGGGTTTTTTAGTCATTTAGAGTACCAGTTTTTTAGAGTTTGCAGATGGTTTGATAATCGGACTAAAAGTATTGGTGTAGTAATCGTGAATATCGTCATTCACACTACCACTAAAAACAATGAAGCGTTTTTGAACTTCAAGTTTATCTGTGGACTCTTGATCAAGGAACGGTGCCCAAGATACAAATCCGATCTTGTTACCTTCTCCAGGGATGGCGACGATCGGATTAGAAACAGTTACAGTGTCATCAGTTTCTTCAAGGACTTCGCAAATAACTTCCTCGCCTGATGCCATTCTAAAGAGTTTGATCATGATAACAAAATCTAATTTACAAGGGGGCGCTCTTTCTATACAGAGGTCTTTTGTACTCCCCCGATGGAGAATAGCGGACTCGAACCGCTGACATCCTGCTTGCAAAGCAGGCGCTCTACCAACTGAGCTAATTCCCCAGAGCCAAACAACGGACTTGAACCGTTGACCTACGGTTTACAAAACCGTTGCTCTATCCAGCTGAGCTAGTTTGGCGTTCTTCTTTGGATGTTTTGAAGTAGAGTTTGTAATACCTCTGCTTCATCTCATCCAGTATAGCATTATCCTCGTCAAATGCCATGTATTTGGTAAGTTGATAACATCCTTCAAGTTCGGATAGTAACCTGAGGATGTTTACTGACTTGCGAGGAAGACCTCCGTGAGACCATTCACTCGTCATCGACATTATATGTAGGGGGATGGAAATGACAGTATTCGTTGAAGGTGATCTTCATTTCCTTGTGTGTAAGGTTAGCATGTGCCGCCGCTTTTGGCAAGTTCCATTTTGCTGACCATAACATCTCCATGGATTTACGGGTCTCAGGACGCATCGGGTTCCATCTCCTGTTTCATAAAATCTTCTCTAAATTCTTCTACTAGCGACATAATACTAGGATCAACAGGTGCTGCACGTTCCACAATAGGACAGCACATCACATATTCTCCAGTATCACGACGAATCTTCCATACAAAGCGTTCACGTCCACAGAGATCAATACAGAACTCCATATTGTCGTGAAACTCTTGCTCAGAAACCTCAATCTCTCTCATAGTCGTACAGAATACATTTGGTCAGGAACGAAGGTTTTGATCATGTTCCAGGTTTCAGAGAATCCCTCAGATCCTTCATCATCCCACTTGAAACACACCTCCTCATAGTCACCGTGATCAGAGGTCATCTCAATCTTGCGCTCAGCAACATTGATCACAACATGCTCAAGGTAACGATTGTCGTCAATCATACATGGACTTCGGTGTACCCATACAGTGTAGCACACCTAGGAGCAGGTGTCAATTCAGGTTGATCGCACCACCAAGAATGTTTACAGTAGCACCCTTGATCGTAACGGTAGCACCGCCTGTGATGCTGACAGCAGCAGATGCACCCATGGTGATAGCACCAGCAGCAACCTTTGCTACGAACGCACCAGCACCAACTTTGAACAGAGCACCACCTGCCTTACAAGTCACAAGGAATGGACCTGGGGTAACAACAGAGAACCTAGGAATAGGGTCAATAGAAGGTGCAGGACCAAGAATGACATCATATGGTCCATTGACTGCCCAGAACACACCACTCTTTGCTCTAGGAACAGGTGGTTGGTTCACAAAGTGCCACTGTGCAGTAGAATACGTTGTTAGCGTATTATTAGCGGTAAGAATAATATCACCACCACGAATATTGACCGATGGTGCGTTGATTTCAGTATTACCTGTAGGAGCACCAACCGCAGTGTTCATTGTGTTGATAGCACCGTCAGTTGCATTGACTTTGAACTGACCACCAGAAGAACTGATATCAACATCAGATTCAAACTTGATAGAGTGCTTTTGAATCTTATCACCTCCTTTAGGTGCCTTGCCGTTAGCATCAATCTGCTGTGGAGCACCTGAAGCGGTCATCATGAATGCACCACCAACTTCTAAGTGAAGGTTGCCAGTGACTTTTAGGTGATAATCACCATTTACGGTATGAATCTCATCACCACGAACGTTGTAACATAGATCTTTAGCAACATCAACAGTATATGCGTTGGTGTAAGAACTATGATCCCCTGCTACAGGTTCTTTCTCAGTTTTACTCTTATTGAGTTCAGTAGTTTTCTTGACATCTGCACCTGCTTCTGTAGCGAGATACTTAGAATAAGCATTATCATCTACAAAGATAGAGGTGTGTGTAGTACCAGATGGTAGTTTAGTTGTAGTAGACTGTCTTCCTGGTGTACCAGTATGTTGGATATAACCACCAGCAACGTCTGTTGTAGCAGCAACTAGGAATGGACTGGTATCCTTATATACTCTGGATACGAAGTCAGCAGCAATATTACGGTTACCCTCAGAAAAACCACTACCAGAACCAAAATCGCCACATTTAGGAGCACCGATCTTATCGCGAATAGCATCTGCCTCACAATAAGTGGATCCTAAGAATGGATAAAATTGTTTTGTTCTATTATCTTGCCGTTTTCGATTACAACCAATATCAAACAGGTTGAAGATGAATAGGACGATACTCAAAAATCCATCAAATGATAGTTTTCTCAAATCGAACCCTTCAGCAAAAATCTTAGATCCTTCCTTCCAAGTGTCAATAATTTTCTTAGCAGCACCAACAGCAGCTAAGATACCCTCTGCTGCACTAACAATACCTTGAATTTTACAAAGTAGACCACCAAATGCATCAACAATTGCTGAACCAATCTTATCAATACCTTTATTGATGAAATCCATCGCCTGACCAGCAAAATCCATCGCTGCATCAAGTGCCATATCAACAAAAGTTTGAAATGGGTTCATCACCATATTGATGAAGTTCGTGATCCCACTATCAATAGTACAAATCTGAGATAGAATCAACTGAACCGCAGATTTGATGATTGCCATCGTAGCGGCAGGAATACCAGTAAATGATGCAATCAAAGCACCACCAGAAGACAGTTTTCCTGCCAATTCAGTCAAAAACTCCCTCATAGCAGCGATTGCCTGTGCGCCGATCGCAGAAACCGAGTTTTTGACAGCACCTAAGATATTATCGATTGCTGCAGGAGCACCCGTTGCAATGTTTACATATCCTCCCTTACCAGAAGGTTTGAGAGCACTCAATTCCTTCGCTGCAGTAGCGAGAACAGATTCTAGGTGAACCGAGATAGTTTTAGCAGCACCACCAACACCGTCAGCAGCAGCAACTGGTGGTCCAATGTCTTTTGCTGCACCCTGCAAACCAGTCATCTGACCTACGTTAGAAGGGTTAGCAGGAGAACTCTGTCCATTCTCCTTATCTGCACCTGCAGTCTGAACCGAGTTATTTTGGTTTGCGGTCTGTTCGTCACCTTCCATGGTAACTTGCGTGTCATTACCAGCAGATGCTGTACTGTAATTGACCACATTACGCATTTCGCCGCCTGTTAGGGCAAACATAGGTTCTTTACGAGAACCTGCTGCTTTGATTGTACGCAGAACACCGAAAACACAAGGCATTTGTGCTTCTTCGCCATCTAGGAAGAATCCTAGTACAATAGCACCTGGTTGCAGTTGACCAGATGAGATACCTTGACCATCATTACCCTGTTGGTTCGTAGGTTGCAAAACCAGTGACCAGGGCAAATCCTCTGTTGGCAGTGATTCCATCGAACCGCCATCAGCATCAGTATACCATCCTAGGATTCTACATTTGACACGGTTGATCTGCAGCGGATCCTGGTTGTCCTCAACTTCGCCAACCCACCACTGCATACCATCTTTGCCAAAGAAGTCATTTTGGCGTTCTTTTACATATCCTTCTACTTGGGATACTGCCATATTACAAAAGTGTTTGAACTTGATTATTTAGTACAAAAACCCCAGGGGGTCATTTTTTGGCGGGATTTTTTTGCCGACTTATTTGGAAATAAAAGTCAATTTTCGTTTTGACCCTTATGCTTGTTCCTCTCCTTCCTCGCCCAGTCGTAGTCTTCCAGCACCAAACCAGGTGCATCGAAATGCTCACACACCATGTTATGGAGTGCAAAGTATCTTAGATACCAGTCAGCAATCAGACCATAGTGAGGTAGAGTGTAGTAATCATCTAAATTTTGGTAGCATGTATCTAAAATCTGACCCCTAGTTGGTTTATCCATAAAAATATGCATCATGCCCGAAGACGGGATCGAACCGCCGACAATCTCGGTGTAAACGAGGTGCTCTACCGCTGAGCTATTCGGGCAAACTCATGATATTTAGTTCCACCAAAGACGAACTCTCCATCCTTTGTACCGTAGTCATAGACTCGGATGACATCGGGAGAGAGTTCCATCTTAGTAGAGATGAGTGCTCCATCTTTAGAGTAGCACTTTCCTATGTCTGTTCCATACCACCCGTTGCCGCGTGATGTGAAGAGTATAACACATCCTTGCTTGGTTGTCCAGTCTGTAGAGTAGGACTTCATTAGGATCTGATTCTTCTGCCACTCAAATGTATGATAAGTGTGTCTGTAGGGATTGTCACGTCCATCACGATGCTTCCATTGTTTGGATTCATATCCTCCATCGATCTTCTCCCACAGGATGTGTGTATGGGAGAAGTCAGTAGGATACATGCAACACTGTTTGACGTTAGACCAGTGACCTAACAGAAATGAATCAATCGTCATAAATTAGACACTCTGGTTCTGATGGGTTCTGATCACAGAACAGTTCCAGATATGTCGGATCGTGATGATCACCTGCAGCAATTTCTTTTTTGTGATGCTCTGCATACTCTTCCAAGTCATGCAGTTCGCCCTCAATATGACGGCGTTGTTGTGGGGACGTAGTGGGATCTTCTAGGATCTCTTTGTCTTTTTGAATGTGAGCTTCGATATTTTCCATATCTCAGGAGGATGAGCTTATTGACATTATTTATCATAGCGAGGGTTGACGCTATGTCAACCCCTCCGACCTCTTCTCCTTCTACCACCGCGATTACGCTTCTTCTTACCTCTGTTCCTCTTCTTAGAACGTCTACGATTCCTTTGTCTCCGTGGTGCTCTATTATTAGGAGTCCTATTTCTATTTCTCCTCTTCCTACCACGTTTCTTGCCTCGTAGTTTCGTCTTCGACCTCCTCTGCCGTCCCCGACGCCCGCCGCGCCGCTTCCGACCGTTGTCCTTCCGTTTACGGCGACCAGACTTACCTGACTTTCTCCGCTTCTTACGCAAGCGTCTAAGCTGCCCTCCCTTATTCTTTCTCCGCCTTCTCTTCCTGCGGTTGAGTCTCCGTCTCTTACCACCCTTCTTACTTCTATTAGTAAGTGTGAGTGATCTCCTTCTGCGTGACAATCCTCTACGCTTCTTACGAACGCGACCCTTACGTCTCTTACGTCCAGTTTTCTGCCTACCAGCATTAGGAGATACACTAGGACCATCCTGACCACCACCTTTAGATTCTGGCGTAGAATCTCTCACCAAGAACAAAGATGTTGTAAGATACCCATCTTTATACTTGTGCTCAACACCAGCAATCAACCAGAGACCACTCCAACGATTGTCAGTAGGAATTCTAGTGCTGTTGGTCTTGTTAGGTAATGCCTTAGGAATAGTAATGTGAACACCATAACCTGCATTCAAGTCTAGGTTACCAGGAACTGCTATCTGCAGTTGCTGATAGAAAAGACTCTTCATTCTGAAGAAGTTATATGATGCTGCCTCAGTGATAGATTTGACATTCTGCCCACCGATAGGCATCGACTGCTTAGAATCTTTCTTATTGAGTTCACCATAACCTCTGGTCATGACAGGTTTCAGTCTAACTCTGCGTGGTGTGTCCACCATCGAAGGTTCACCTTGTGGTGCCAACTTACTAAGATCGAATGGTGGTTTACCCTTAGGATTCATGTGTGCCATGTCCTTCCACTTCTCTCTGATGGCATATTCATCGAGAGCAAGAGGCATATCAGCACCTTGATCACCACTAGAACTCTTTGCCAGATCAACAGGATCAAATCCCATTGTATATCCTGCAAACGTACCGTGACGTAGGTTTTCTAGTAGATTATATGACTTGGGGAAAGAGATAGACATGATCGTATACTCTTTCGCACCCTCTGGCATGTTAGGTAGGTTTGGTTGACCATAACCATAGTAGTATAGTTGTGGTAAAGGTCTTCCACCAGTACCACTCTTCTCACCCTTTGGTTTCTGCTTGGTAGCATCCTCGATCATACTATCGATGGATACAAAGTGGAATCCATCAGCATTCTCATAGAAAACATAACCGCTCTGTCTGATAGATCCAGTCTGCTTTTTACGAATAGCTTTCTCACACAGATAGTTGATAGCGTTGTATGGTCTCCAGTTGGGTGTGATAAAACTAAACTTCTCGTCAGTCTTCTCAGCGTACAGTGACTTATCTGTATTGATGTAATCACTGCCAAGGAACTTACCAACGTAGTCTTCACACTTCTGCTTAGTGTGAGAACCAAAGCAATTGACAAGTTCGTTCCTTAGATATTCTTCTGATACAAAGTGTAGGTTATATACGTTTCTTTTCTCAGTTCTAACTCTATCACTAATCTTATAAAGTTGTAGAGTGTACTTGATCTTGGCATCGTTATGATCAGATCCGATAGTAATAAATGCAGTCTCACCACCTGATAGCATACTAATAACGTCAGCAGCGTCATCGAAGGTTACCACTGCTCTGATAGCAGGGGTATCAATACCTTCAATGATAGTGACGTTATTTACAAACTCATCGAACTTATTTTGTTTGTTACCTGGTGCTGCTACGCCTTCAATCTCGAAGGATAGTTCTGCTGAACCTTGTCCGCCCTTGATATTCTGAGACATCAGTAGATACCTCCAGAGAACAGACCAAATCCAGGACGATAATCAAAGACATCATCAGTACGTTTACTACCACCACCTTTAGGAACAGGAACCTTGACCTGTTGTGGTTGTAATGGTTTAGACATACTCTGTGCCTGCGCTTGCGCTGCTTTGTTTTGTTGTGCTGTTGCAGCAGAAACTTTTGCTGCACTATTTTTCTTCTTCTGTGCCAGCATGTCTTTCATCTTATCTTTCAAAGCAGACAACCCACCGACACTCTTAGTGCCTGGTTGAGGAGTAACTGGTTGAATACTTTGTGCCTGAGCAGGTTGTGTAGGTGGTTCTTTTACTTGTGCCGACTCAGCAGGAGGTTGTGTGATAGCACTCTGTTGTTTTTGGAACTGTGCCATCATTGTGGCGGGAGTAGGTGTAGAAGTATCACCAAACCCAATAAAACCACTCGGTGCAGGTTGTGCTGCTGGTGTTGCTGGTTTAGTAGTTGGCATAGGTGCTAACTTTGGTCCAGTATCAGCACCCCATGCCAATGCAGTTCCATCTGCATCCCTTGCAGCAGGTGCAGGTGCAGGTTCAGGTGTGCGAGACCTCACCCTAATCTTCTTCAAAGATAGCATCCTATCATACTTTGCCTTCAACTGTTTCAGATCATTCTTAGTCATGATACTGTTGGTGGCAGGATCCATGTATCCTATTGGAGGCATAGGCATACTCAATGCACCCTCAATCCTATCCTTGAGATGCTTCAATCTCTTATCATAATTTTTAGATACTGCTATAGTACCACCCGCTGCATATCCCTTTTCTGTACTGGTGTCTGTAGCAAGACTTGTATAGGCACTAGAATCAGAGAACATGCTAGACATGTCCGTTTTGAATTCTATCTTAGGCATGTCAGTAAGAGGACTCGACATCTTCAATGTGTCAGCAAATGATATCGCTGGACTTGAATTGTAATCAATCTTGATGTCCTTACTTCTCTCAACAATCTTCGCCTGCTCTTCGGGTTTTAGAATAGATGGCATGTCAGTATTGAATGCCGCACTAATCTCTTTGTCCGCTTTCTCCTCTCCTGGTGGCGAAATGGATTCTCCTGGTGGTTCTTTACCCAGGAACTTGAAGATCATATCACGAAGACTCGTGACCATCGCTGCAGGATCAGGTTCTGCCGCTGCATTTGCATCCTGATTGGTGATTGGTTTGCCATCTGGACCTATCTTCACATCACCATTAGAGTCTCCAGGTACTGCACCACTAGCTTTACCACCTAGAGTAACACCAGCAAACCATTCTGTACCACCATACTTGTCCCAGTGTGGACGATAGTGCCATCCACTGCGTCTGTTGTGGTCATACTGGTGAGTCAGACCATCAGTTGCAGCGATACCAACGTGTGTGATTGCTCCCTTACCGTATCTACCACCAGCGTAGTCTCTCCATAAGATAACATCACCCGCTGTAACCTGAGATCTTGATGTCTTGATAGTGCCCATGTCACTACCACCAAAGGATGCAGCATAGTTTCTACCATTGTATCCTGTACCTTTTGGTGTGTCTAGGTCACCTTTTTGAGTTCTCTTCTCAGCGAAGTTGTGACCTGCTGCTGCAAGTGCCGCTCTTGTGGTAAAGGCACACATGTCACCAACGCCTTTCTTCAGACCAATAATTTTCTTAGCACCCTCAAGGATTGCTTTGCCCTGACCTACACCACCATCTTTTGGTTGTACATCAGGTGCTTCTGAATTAGGACCATTGTCTCCACCATCATCAGTGTTACCACCTGTAGAGTATCCTTTAGGTAATAGTTTCTTGATTACATCTGGATTGAATAGTGGTTGACCTGATACAGGTCCCTCACCACCACCCATATTAGGTTCTGCACCACGAGCACGGGCATCACCACCAAACATATCCTGTTGTTGGTTGACCTCTCCACCCTCACTGTATCCTAGGAATCCACTACTCTTTGCTTCTTTAGTGCGTCTTTCTGTTAGGTTAGGATTACCTCTGGTTGCTGGAGTATCAAAAGGAATAACGAATGCTGGTCCAACACCACCACCCTCTGCCTTGGTTGCAACATACTCTGTGCCATGACCAATAAATGCTGTGCTCTTACCACCGTCAAGTGATACAGGATATCCTGTCTGTGGTCCTTGAATCCAACCACCACCAGCAAATGACTTGAGTCTTCCACCAGATGCCTTCGACTCTTCTGCAGGTCCTGCACTATCACCCTCTTGATCAAAGAATGATTTCCCATTCAGAATATTAGAGAAACCAGTCTTTACAAAATTGATACCTTGACCTGCTCTCTCCTTGACTGCATCTAGTCCTTGCTTAGGAGGTTCAACATCACCTTCTTTAGGTAGTCCATCTTCACCAGTTGTAGGACCAGTCTTTTGATTCGCTTCTTGTACACCACCTACACTTTCAGGTTTAGCTGATGGACCACTAACACCTTCTGCCTCTGCCTTGACATCTTCTGTTGGATTTTCGACAGATCTATCAAGTGCAGTTGAAACCTTGTCAATATCACCTTGCAGTTGAGCGATTAGTGCATCAATCTCAGACTCATCCTGCTCCTCTTGAGTAGTAAGGTCTTGCTCTGCTTCCTCAAGATCCTTTCCAGATACACCATCACCAACAGCATTAGCAAGCACCATTGATGTACCAACAGATGCCGCAGTGAATGCAAGCGCCTTGCCGCGGCTACCTTTGAAGAGACCTCTCAGTCCACCAAGCCCACGACGGGCAACCATCCTCGCCAGTTTCTTGCTGAACCACAGCATTGATTTGAAGAAACCTTTGAAGAGTTTGAAGATACCCTTGACAACAAACTTGACTGCTTTACCGCCAAATAGTTTCTTGAATGCTAGGAACGATACACCTAACGAGATGGCAAACAAACCAAAGTTTAGGATCTCTTTCCAGAAAGGCATCTTAGTGAAGCCTGCTATCAGATCCAAGGTAGTGAATACAATACCTTTCGTGACATTGAATAGGAATTTACCTACAGCAATGATACCACTAATAATATTAGCTAGTTTTTCTCTGTTCTCTTCTTTACTCATCCACTTCATCAGTGGAACGACAACAAAGAATTTGAATAGACCACCCAATAGGTCTAGGATACCGCCTGCACCTGCTGCAACTAGTGAAGCAAGTCCACCTAGGACAGCACCACCAAATAAATTACTTTTCTTTTTCTTGTCTGGTTGTAGTTTCTTTCTCTTCTTAGCATCTTCCGTCATCTTCTGCTGCTTCAGGAAGTTTGTTGCAGCAAGAGATTTGTATGCTTCAAACTCTCTAGCAATACCGTTGACGGATTTACCTAGATTGTTTACAGACTCAACAACTTTATCGTTACCAACGTTGACGACGCCCTTAGTATCCTCGACCTTTCCTACAAACTTGTAGAAATTGATCTTCTTCTTTCGTTTCTGTTGATTGACTCTCTGATCTGCCATTAGTAACTACCGAAGCGTTCTGCGGATGCGGATTTACCCGCGACAACTGGTCGGGCGGTGACCCCCTGTACCCTATTTATTGGCATAGGAATAACCTTTGGTATGACTACCATTGCTACATCAGACTCTACATCTTCACGATGTCGTGAGTATCCAACAGATTTTTTATTCAGTCTAGCACCATTGAGTTTACCACCTGCAGATAATTTAGGTAAGAACTGCTCAGCATATTTGATCCTCGACTCATCGTGTGCTACACCAGCACGTTCCCAGGTCTTTCTGAAGTCTACAGTAGCATTGACTAGATCAGTCTTTGCTTTGAACTCCATCCAAGAACCAGATGTTCCAGCTCCTTTCTTGATAAATCCACCATTACCTGTGAGCAACTCACCCATCAAGAACTTATAGTTGTCCGCATTAGTTGGAATCTTATTGTAGTCACCACCATAAGACTCAATAAACTTATCATATCTGTCGCCAGGTCTAGAGTTAGTCCACTGTGCCCATCCATATCCCTTACCAACTGTACCCTTAGCCCATGGTTTAGAACTCTTACCGAAAGGTCCACCCTCTCTAATACCAGGAATGAATCCAGCAGATTCATGTGCCATGTTACCAGCAATAGCAGCTGCTGCTTGTTTAGTAGCACCACCATCTTTCATGATGGATTTAGAGATGTCTACACCCTTGTCTATAACACTACCAGATACAGCAAGAGTTCCAGGGTCACCAGAATATCCGCTACCACCACCAGTTACAGATCCATCATCGCTGGTGGTGGTATCATCATCTCCACCATCACTCTTACTAGCACTTGGATTTAGATTAGGGAACAGTGCCTTCATCACTTGCAGAAGTACACTTCCTGCACCAAATACACCGCCAGTGTTTACGATAGACGATAGATCTGGTGGAGCTCCACTCTCTTCTTGTCTCTTCTTGAATTCATCAACTGCTGCCTGTGCTACATTGATTCTTGTGACATCACCAGAAGCAATCGCTTTGTTTAGTTCTGCCTCAAGTGATCCTTGTGTTACCTGATCAGTATTCTTTACTTGCTTTTCAGACTCTTGTTTTGCGTCACCTTTATCTGTATTGGATTGACCACTACCCTTATAGTTGAAGTGACCACCATGAGAACCAGGATAGTCATTGACAACCCATCCATACTTAGGACCATTTGCTCTCAACCAATTATTAGATCCGCCATGAATGTCTAGTGCATTACCATACAAGTGGTTGGAGTTTGCTACACCACCAACATATGCATTATGCTCTTTACTTCTCTGACTACTAGCAACATCAGCACCTCTAACTACACCACCAGAATCTTCCATCATCCTAGCAAATGCGCCTGCTGCACCCTGAGATAAAGTAACAGGTCTACCTTGAGCATCTGTAGCACCTGCAGGTTGATACCCAGAACCAGTCTTAGGATGACTGACTTTTACAATACCACCAGCAGATTTCTCTTGTACTTCTGTAAGGTTTGGAGATCCTGAACCCTCACCCGTCAAGTTGATGTTAGCCTCAGACATTATTTGATCGAGATCTTCATCACCAGTAGGAATGCCCAACATGTCAGCAATCCTATCACCAATCCACTCACCACCAAACTGTGCAGCACCAGTAACAATACCACCTAAGATAGCAGCACCCAGACCACCAGTACCAGCACCGATAGCACCCAGGATAGCAGTACCAGCAAGCAAACCTGCAATAGATCCACCCAATCTCAAAGCAACACGAGCAGGTGGAACACCAGATTGGAGATCCATTAGAGCAAAGATGCCCTCAATGATCATGTCTAGAGGACCAATCTTGACAGGTGATGCATCCATTGCATCTTTGACACCCCTGACAACTGGTTTCGCTCTCTTTACAAATGCTTGAAATGCTTCTTTCGCTGCATTCCTTCCAGGTTTACCCTTGAACTTATTGATAAGAGTCTGAAGAATAGGTGTGTTCTTGATAAAGTCATCGACCCCAGCCTTCATAGGTTCGATAAACTTCTTGACAATCTTATCAAGAGCTTCTTTCTTCCATTGGTCAACAGTTTCGCCTAGTGCCTTCCAACCGTTCTGAACTTTACCTGGTAACGATGTTACCTCTTTCCATGCTTTGTTTAGATTATCTGTCCATCCAGTCCAAGTTTTAGTGATAAATTCGCCAGTGCTTTTGACACCACCTTCAATAAACTGACCTACCTGAGTGTTTCTTGCCCAGTCAAAAAAAGCAAACGCCTTCTTCTTTGCCTCGTTAGTACCTGCTTCCAGTGCTTCTTCTGCAGCCTTTCTTTTGCCTGCAAGATACTTTGCAGGATCATCTACCAGTTCTGTGATCTCTTTCTTTGCTGTGTTGATGACAGGTGTAACTGTTTCAATAACTGGTTTCAGTACACGATCTGCTTCACGAGCAACAGGATCTATAACATTTCTTTGTATCCCTCTCCCTACACCCTTTGCCACATCGACAAGAGGATCAATGACTGGCTTTAGTTTAGCGAGTGCTTTCTTTACTAGTCTATCTACTAGTGGTTTGACAACATTCTTGAATAGTTTTGTTGCCCAGATACTAATCTTGAGAGCAAGTTTACCAAGTGCAATGCTCAGTTTCCTGAATACTGCCTTGAGTGCCTTTACTACACGGCGACGCATCCTCTTGAACATGATGCGGACTCGCTGCATCATCTTCTGCAACCAAGTCTTTGCCTTTACTTTACCTTTAGGCTTCTTCGGTTTGTCTGGCGTATCAATGTCAGGTGTATCATCACTCAATAGATTGAGCATGTCCAGGATGCCACCCATCAAACTGAATGGGTTCAAGAACATCGCCAGTCCCTTGAGGGCTAAGAATCCCACCAAGAGTTGACCAAATCCCATGACGGTATCCCATGCACCGCCTATAACATCTCCTTTGATAATCTTATTGATACCACCAAAGGTCTTACCTAGACCTGACATCAAATTAGTGACGCCAAAGGTCCCCCACTTCCATAGGAACTTGAAGACCTCGCCCAAGAACATGACGACACGTCTTACCTTGTCCTGGTTCTTCTCATCTTGGAACCACTTGAGGACAGATATAATAGCAGCGAACTTGATAAATGGTTTGATCAAGTTCCAGATAGGTTCTAGTATTGATGCTAGAAAACCTCTCTTCTTCTTTAGTTTCCTATCTTTCTCTGCTTCTTTTACTACCTTTTTATTATCTGCTGGGGTTACTCCTACAGCACCACGCTCAGTGCTCGCTTCCCTCTCATCTAATTTTCTATCTCTTTCGTCTCTGCGTTCTTCTACAGCCTTATCACGCAGCGATATTGCACGGACTTCCTCAATTGCTTTGAGTCCTTTTACACTATCATAGATGCTATTAGTGAGAGCACCAATTCTATTGACACCTAGAATTACCTTGCCACTAGGTAACTTTTTACCATCAGGTTTGATACCAGCAAGTTTTGCCCTCTCCTTATCCGCTGGGGTGAGAGAGGGATTCACAAATTTGTAACCTAGTTGTGCCATTCGGAATGTTATTGTCTAGATTGTTCTTTATAACGACGTTCTTCTTCCTTGAGATAATCCATCAACATATTCATGTAAACTTCCCTTTCCCAAGGTATCATATTCTCTACACACTCTAGACTCCATTTATGGTAGTGCATCAGGGCGAAGTTGACCTCAAAATAATTTTTGAGGCTGTTGTGCAACATCGCTACCCGAAAAAACTTGCCAATCCCTCAAGTGTTACTGTGCTTTCAACCCCAGTGTTAGGATTGACAACCTGTACTTCATGAGTAAGTTTAGGCATAGTCTCAAAGAACCTCTGTAGTTTAGCAAACTGCTCAGATGTCAGTTGCTCCAGGAATTCTTTCTTCTCTTCTTTAGTGGAGTCAGCGCCAGGATATACCTGGTTCTCATCATAGATGTGATCAATACAGTCAGCGGCAAGTTCAAAAACCTGCTCCATTTCAGACCTAGTTTCCTCTTCATCAGGAGTGATGTTCATCTTCACAAATGTATCCAGCGATGGATACTTCATGACCATACCCATGGTATCAGAGAACTCAATCTTCTTATCGTGTTCATCATCTTCAGACATCTCAATAGCATTGAGATCGATGTCAACTACCACTTCAGTTTCACCATCATCAGGTGCAATCAATTGTACCTTGGAGGTTTCACCCACAGACTTAGAGCGAATCTTCAGGAACAGATACTCAATGTCAAAGGTTGGTAGTTGATCAACAGGGACAGTAATATTAGTACAGTCTCTAATAATCTTCTTGATGGTATCAATAGTTTGAGTCTCATCTTGACTCTCCATTGCCATCAGCAGTAGTTTCTCTTCCTTCACAAGGAATGGACGATACTTTACTTGCTTATTAGTAGAAGGTAACTTCAGTGTGTATTGCGGAGTCGCAATCTTTGGTAATGCCATGGTGTAATCAACTCAGTAAAAGTATTTAGTAGAAAATCTATAGGGGTCAAATTTTTGGCGGGAATTTTTTTCCGACTTTATGGTAATTCAAAGTCGAATTTGGTTACGTCAACCTTGGAGGTTTCTTTTTCTTACCACCATCTCTCATCTTACCTCTCACATCAAACTTAGGATCAGGATAGAATCTATATCTTTCGTAGGAGAATGATACATCTAATGTAAGGAGTTGTCCAGGTTGATTGCTGAACTGTAATGTACCTACAGATTTAGGGAACACATTATGTAGATGCCATCCAGCAACAACTTTATTCATCAATGGAATTGACTTGCCATCAGGACCCTGATAATACTGACGTATTCTTTTATCAAATTGATTGATGTCCATCTTAGGACCACCACCTTGCTCTAGTTTATAGATGTAAATCCTTGGGGCAACATAGTCATGGTAGTATGATACATACTGGTTTGAATCTGGTGCCATGATCTGCATCCACCTCTCAAAGATACAGAGATTCAGATAAGATCTAGGAATATAGAATTGAATTGATGTCTCAGAGAATGCAGTACCAGTAGCATACTTATACTCAGCACCCACATTTCTTACTCCTGCTGTTGTTACCTGACGTGTAGGTGTGTTTACCTCACTAGCATACAAGGACAGTGTTCTGAAATGACTGATCATACTCTTACTGAAAGCACCTCTACCTTGGTGCCCACCAGACCCACCAACACCTGATAGGATAGCAGGATAGGAGAATGCAACATACCAAAGTTGAGAAGTAGATACGCCCTGGGTTCCCTTCTTATCACCAGTGACGGCTGCCATCATTTGTTGGAAGGATCCACCTAACGTGGTCTCCATCCCTTCTTTCATTTGATTGAATTGAGATCCTGCCATTATACTTTGAGCTCCTTCTCAGTTATTAGCATAAATTCCATTGAATTATCCTTGCAAAATTCCCTCGCTGCTTTCCACTTCGCTTGGTTCACAGAGTATGTAACCACCTCATTGATATACTTTTTGGTGTGACGCTTCTGGGTCTTAGGTTCTTGTGTTTGGTAGAACGGTTTGACTTCTACTACATATTTACCGCTTCCTTTGATTTTTACATAAAAATCTGGGAAGTATCTGTGCATTCTACCATCAACAGGTGATACATATGGTATAAAGAACTCTTCACTTCCCCATTCGAGTACAGAAGGTGTGATATCACACCACTTCATGAATTTGTACTCCCATGACGAACGATAAATGATGTTAGAGGTATCACCTTTATACTTCATGGGAAAGGAAGGTCTATACTTTCCCTGGTAACGCATACTAAATAGTAGATAGACTAAAAGTATTTAGGCACTCCAACGATGGCAAAATCGTCTTCAGCATCCACATTAGTGTACCCCACAGGTGTACCTGAGCCAGGAATCTTCGATATGTATGATGAAGATGGACCTACTGGTGCTGTAGACTACCTACAAATACAAAGGTTTCGTGATCAGAAAGCATCTGCTGGTGCAAAAGGTTTCTTCTACAACCAAGCAGGTGGTGCAAAGGGTTCAACAAAAAATAGTTCTACCACATGCTACATTGCATGTCCGCCATCTATCGCTACCAGTTATGGAGTAAAGTATGATGCTGTAGAGTTTGGACGTGTTGGTGTAGCAGCAACGAACTTGCTAGCACAAGGTTCAGCATTGAATGCTGACTCAGCAGCAACAGAACTTGCACAATTTGCTGGTGATCAAGTTCCTGAAGCAATCCTCCAGGGTGTTGCAAGTGCAACTAAAGGTATTGGCACTGCAGCTGGTTCAAACTTTGGTGGCGATAAGAATGACTTGCTAGCAATGTCGCAGGGTAAGATCTTCAATCCCTATGAAGAGATGGTCTTCCAAGGTATGGAATTTAGAGAACATAAATTCCAATTCAAAATGGTTGCACGAAATTCAGGTGAGGCAGGAGTCATCGGTGCCATCATTCGTTATCTAAAAGCAGGTATGCTATCGTCATTCAACCCTCAAGATGAAACTGCTGGTGGTAACACTGACATCGGTGAAGGTAACTTGGATGGAAGATACCTACATGTTCCTGACAAGTTTAGATTATCATTCAAACGTCTATCTGCTGACGGTAAGGAACTGATGGAGGTTCCACATTATAAATTCAATCCCTGTTTCTTAGCAGGTCTTGATGTGAACTACACACCTGACGGACAGTATGTTTCTTTTGCAGATGCAGAAGGAGAAGCTAATGTTCTACAGGTTCCTGCTGTTGCAATTCAATTGTCTTTCAAAGAAGTTGCATACGTCACCAAAGAACTCGCACTACAAGGATACTGATGGCAAATTTTTTCGATTACTTACCAGATATTTACTATGGAGTAGAGGTTTCCAAGAACTACTTGGAAGAAAACTCCATCGAGTACGTCCTCGGAAAGAACTTCTTTCGGAGTGCTAGGATTAGAGATGACTTTGAGGAGTATGCTACACTCTTCAAACCACATTACATTGGTGATGGTGAGAGACCTGATAACGTTGCTGTAGATCTATACGGTGATCCAGAACTGGACTGGTTGATATTGTTGACCAATGATATCTTCGACATGTATATCCAGTGGCCTAAGAGCGAACAAGAATTGAAAAGATATTGTGATGAGATCTATGGAGAAGGTAATGATGTCAAGGTCCACCACTGGGAAACCAAAGAAGTAAAGAGTGGTGATACTGTCATCCTTCAAGGTGGTATGCATGTCATGCCTAACTTCACATTCAAAGATCCATTCACAGGTCTTGCTGTAATCAACCCAGCATACTCAGTAAGTAACTATGAGTACGAACAAAACCTGAACGAGAAGAAGAGATTCATCTATGTTATGGATCCTAATATCATTGACCAGTTCATCGATGAGTTTGAGAACCTCTGTGCTTATGAAGAGCATGAAGAACTGGAAGAAGATGGTGCTCCACTGACTGAACTACTAGAGGTTGGTAGATATCTAGGTAGTCAAAGTGGTGTTGCAATCTATCCTACGTTCGGTAAATACAAAAACTTCCTCGCTGCTGCACAGTCTACAAGAGCAGTGCTACAGGAGGAAGAAGTTGTTCAAATCAATAGAGGTGTAACCATCCAGTCTAGTCTGACAGGTAACGCTGCTTTCTATAACCCTGATAGTGTAACCTCTGGTAGTTCTAGCAGTGATAGTTCTAGTTCTAGTTCTAGTTCCAGTTCTAGCAGTGGTTCATCGAGCAGCAGCAGCGGAAGCAGTGGTTCCAGTGGCAGTTCGAGCAGTAGTGGTAGCTCTGGATCCTCTGGTTCTGGTTACGGTTACTAGAAATCAAAGTGGAAAATTGTTGGCGGCGTTGTTGAATGCCTGTGAGTACGGTAGTAAAATCTCTTGAACCTACCGTGCTTCCATTTGTTGTGTCCGTGGCAGTGCTCCCAGATATCTTTGCGTGGGTGCGCGTGACAAGTGTAGTAATCTTTGTGGTGAACATGATAGTGATTATGATGTTCAGTGTACGGGGTAACGTGATGCCTTGGATGTGCTTCTGCTGCCACAGGTGCTAGAAGAGCAGCACCTAGAAGTAGGGCGAAACGTTTCATGGGATGATTTGGAACTGTATGTATATATGATAGCACGAAAAAGGAGGGGCGTCAACCCCTCCTCCTACGTTGGTAGCGAATCCGTCGTAGAGTGTCGCGCACGAAAGGCGACACTTTATTTATCAGTCTTCCTCTGCGAGTCGTGCGAAGTACGATAGCGTGTCTTCTGACTCAGCAGTAGATGGAGCGACTGCAGTTGCTTTCTCTCGGAAATTCGATACCTCTTCAGTCCAGGACTGTTCAGAGGATGGTGCCTTGGTAGATCCGAATCGCTCGTTAGCGGTGGATCCGAATGACATGGACTGTTCTTCGTTCTCTGCAGTCTCCGCATCAAATCGTGGACGTGCAGAACCTGAAGACAGTACAGTAGTAAGTCGTTGTTGAAGTTCCTCATAGGTCTTGAAGTTCTTCGGGTCTGTGTAATCAGACAACGAATACTCTTGCTTCCAGACCTTCTCTAGATCATCATCACTAAGGTCACCAAGGGTGCCAGGACCAGCAAACTCAGACTTGTCATAGTTCCAGTAACCTTCGACTTGACGAATCTTCAGTTTGAAGTCAGCACCTTTCCAGAGATCAAAAGGATCGACTGGAGTCTCATCAGCAAATTGTGGTTGCATTGCCTCTACGATCTTGTCAAAGATCTTCTTGCCGAATTTGTAGAGGAACACACGACCCTCATTCTCAGGACGAGAAGGATCACTAACAACATAGATGTTAGTGTAGTAAGAGAGTTTGCGCTTCTGCTTGCGAGCAGTCTCTTTGTCTGCCTCAACACCACTGTTCCACAGTTCGCGGTTCAGTTCTCCAACAGGATCTTTTTTGCCGAGGGTTGTGAGACTGTTCTCGATGTACCAACCACCAGGTCCCTTGAATGCATGGGACCACACCTTAGCAAATGGCATTTCCTCTCCCTCAGGTGCAGGAAGGAAGCGGATGACAGCATAACTGTTGCCTGCCTTGTCCAGTTCTGGTTTCCACAGACGGTCATCACCGCCGCTACCTTGAGGTTGATTGATCTTCTCAATCTCAGCAGTCAACTTTGCAAAATTGCTGCCACTGGACTTTTTCAGACTTGCGAAAGACATTGTATTCTCCGTATTGAATGGATTTGGTTTGTTGGTACTGGATGAGCGTACCGATACTATTTATCGGACTCCAGTTCTTTTTTGAGTGCTTCGTGAAGGATGAGGGACATCGCCTCAATGCACTCAGTTAGGTTAGCATACCCGAAGGAGGATGTCAACTTATCGATCCTGTTCCTCATGTCTGCTGCTTCCTCACACTCCTTTGATGCGAGGACCAACCTAGTATAGAACAGTTTCTGCTTTTCCACAAGACCCAGGGTCTCATTGATATGTGACACACGCTCTCGTGTATTCATGTTTGGCAACTCTGCAGACATCTGTGCAATAGTCTTGTAAGTATCAAAGATATCTTGCAGGTCGCTCTGTACGATTTCTGATTTGAAAAAACTCATAGCTTCCTCTGAATAGTATCAAGTATCACCTTACGATATCTTGAGCATTCGATATCAAGGAAAGGAATATACTTGATGATTTTTAGGCGAGTCTCTACCCATACTGGATCAGAGATGCTATTGTCAAAGTTTTTTACATACCCAAGACAGTGCTCAAAAACTGCCATGGTCTCTAAAGAAATCTCACTTGCGTAGAAACTCTTGAGCAGGATAGGGTGTTCCCCTGGTTGATGTTTGAATAGTTTGTCAAAGTTTTCTTCATAGGGTGCTTCTACCTCGTCTAGTAGGTACTCAACATCCTGTTTGAATTTATATGTGAAAGACTCCTGCTGGATCTTCCACTTCTTGTATACATCGTCGCTAAAGTTGCGTATGTATCCACCAAAATCATGAATAAAATTAGCAACCAGATAGTATAGCATGTCATCGTTGCTATGTCTGGTTGCTAGTTTCTTGAAAAAGTATACGTCCTTACGTTTATCGAACGTAGATTCTTTTGCTCTAGTTCTCCCACCGTAGCGGAAGTAATCATATTTTTCTTTGGTGAAGTGTTGTTTCAATGAAAGGTACATTTGGTACACTTCAAACCCCGTCACAATGGTAGAACTCCTCTAGATGTTTTCTTGATAAAGTTTAGTTTTTGTGCGTCATACTGTAGTTTTTGCTTCAGTGACTTGGAGATCAGTTTAGGTACTGTCTCCATCTCAATGTCGTTCTCTTGACAGAAACAGATGATAGCATCGATGTAGTTCACAAGACCATTGCCATTCTTGACAATAGACTCGATCTCTTCAGCGAACTTAGCGGAAGTCATAAATTTCTTTTCGACTTCACGCTTATTCATGCTGACTCCTGACGAATTCTTCGATATAAGACTTGAGTAATTGTAGATAGTCATCAATATTGTACTTCTCAAATACTTGAATAGAGTAATCTTCGACCGCGACCAGTGTGACAATTTTCTTTACCTCTAACCCTGTACGTTCAAAAAACATAGCAGCGTAGGCAGTCTCTTGAACGAAGTAGTTTTCAATCCAGGACTCTTCCTTAGGTTTGGTAGAGGTCTTGAAGTCTATCACTGCGAGTTCACCATCGAACTCGGCAATGCAATCGACACGTCCTGCCAGACCAAGATAGTCTGAGTACAGTGGTGTTTCTAGACAGTAAATGTTATCAATTCGATCAAGAGTTGACTTCGCTGAAGAGAACATGTACCAGGCGAGGGGATGATCCTTATCTTCCTTGTCGAGTGTACCTTTGATGTACTTCTCAGCAAGGTTGTGGAACGCATTGCCGCGTGAGGTTGCTCGTGCAGATACTCTGTTTGCTTCTTCTTCACCGACACGTTGACGCCATTCAAGAATAGATTGTTTGGATCGAATGCCAGTTACAGAAGTAACACTTGGATAATATTTAGTCTGGTTGGGGAATTTATAAAAACGAATACCGTCTTCCTGAGTAACCTGAGGTTCTTGGAAGTCGATAGTCTTCACAAAGTTGAACATTATGTATAGCCTAATTTGTATTTGGCAAGGAGATAATTCTTGACCAGACCAGAGCGTACGATATCATTGATACCGAACTCAATTGCAGTAAACTCTTCCATCGATTGAATGATCTTCATGAATTCAGAGATGCCTGCTTTCTCACTCTCCTTAGTGAGATCGGACTGTGTGATGTCTCCACAGAACATGATCTTAGAATCTTCACCAACACGGGTGATGATAGAATCTAGTTCGTGGAAGTTTAGGTTGGAGAACTCATCAACGATAACGATACAGTTGTCAAGGGTGACACCTCTAAGGAATGACGTTGACCAGAAACTAATAGTTTCTTGTGCTCTGAGATTATCATACAACATCTCAAAGGAATTGTCATCAGGCATAGAGAACATGTATCGTACCATGTTCTTGTATGGAATCTGATATAGTGCCGACTTGTCTTCATGATCTCCAGGAAGGAAACCAATCTCACGAGTAGGAACAAGAGACCTTACGATATAGATTTTATCATAAGGTGAGTTCTCGTCAAGCACTTCATTGAGTGCATTATACAAAGTGATAAACGTTTTACCAGTACCAGCAACTCCATGAAGCATCAGGTTCTTACCCTGTGCATACTCATTGAACATGTACTCCTGATTATCCGTGATAGGTTCGATAGGAACCATGTAGGATGAATCAATAGGTCTTCGACGTTTGATTTGTTTGGCGGTCATACCAGGGGGTACAGGAGGGGCACCATTACGAGACTTTCTAGATCTTGGCATACTATGTAAAACGACTTAGGTTAGCACCTGGGTGCTTTCTTTGTACTTTGCTCATGACTTCTTTGAAACCCTGGTCGGGTGTAGGTTTGCCATACATATGACCTCCGACACCCTCTTGCCAATCTTTATCCCAGTCAGGGTTGGCATCTTTCCATTCGCAGTAAGCAGTCATGGACATGTGGAGAGTCTTTTTCTCTCCAGTGATCTTATTTATCACAGGATAAGTAGGCATTAGTCAATCCTCAATGATGGTTGGAGTTCTCTAATTTCTTCGCATCCACAATCGCCATCAGGACAATTCCAGTCCAGTGCAGCAGCGACGGTTGGGAACGTACAAGTAAAGACCCTCTTAGCACCCAGTGCAATATCCATGTGTTCTTGTTGCGTTCCATTAGCAGAGCGTAGGGTGATATAATGAATCCATGAGCGGCATGAACCCGTCATGTAGATTCTGGTTGGCGTTGCCAGAGGCAATACCATTCTAGCACATTCCTTTGCGATGTCACGTTCTAACATCTCATTGTAAAGTTCCATACTATCCTTGAAGAGTTTCTGCATTTTGATTTGAAACTCTTGGCGAGTGTACGGATCAATATCATCGATACTATTCTGCCTGTTCTTTACATCTTGACGACGAAGATCTGGCAAAGGAATAGTTTCAGACAATAGATTAGTTGAAGCATACCGTTGCGAAAACTCTTGATATGTGAAGCTACGATGCCTCAAAATTTGAGCTGCGATTGCCCTGGTAGTTTCAATTTCCAGAGTCATGAATGCTTGTTCAAACACAGACCAGTGTCCATGCTTGATACAATACTTCAGGAGTCCTGCAACGTTAGGATTCTCCTGGTTTGCAGGGTTACTTACCCTAGCGATATACCCCATCATCGCTTCACCATTAGGGGTATTAGAGACAAGTCTTACATTAGTCTGCATTAGTGACTGATCCTCTCAATAAATGTGCCATGAATAAAATTCCAAGTGCCTTCAGATATCCTATTGTAGCAAATCCAAAGAGCGGTGTCAAGATAGTATTCCACAACAACCAAAAAGCAACTGGTGCGACAACGACGTGCCACAGTACAGTTGCTACTTGCTTTGCTGATTTGATTCTCTCTTCTTCCTGTTGCAGTTCTTCTTTCTCTGCTTCCTCTTCCTCAATAACAGATCTGTTATCAAGATAGACGGTCATTTTGTTTTCTTCTTTTTGTCCTTTTGATTCGGGTCTTGCCATAATTTTGGATTAGATCTACCTTCAGATTGTTTCCAACCTACAAAGTCTTTACCATAGAGATCCCAATAATAATCAAACATCTCTACCTTCTTAGAAGAGATAACAAGATCATATGTCTCTTTGCCGTCTACCTTATACTCTACAAGATAGCAGGTATAAGGTAGTGTACGGTCTTCTGCATCACCAGGGTCGCAATTCTGTTTGAATACTTTCAACTGCGTCCTCCCCACTCGATGCTAGGAAATGCTTCTTTTACAACGGCGTGGGTGATGCGATATTTATCTGTAAGTTTGTGGTCCTTCACGAGGCAGAGCAGTTCTGCTTCACTTTCGTGCAGTCCCTCCAGAAGTTGAATGAACATAGTCTCACGTTTGAGTGAAGGTAGTGTATCAGCACCACCCTTACAGAAACGATAGAGACCACGATACTCGTGCTCTAGACGAGCGTGATCTGTGCCCGCAGGCGCTTCGTTAGGAGTGTAAGGTACAGTTCCCTCAGGAATCATACTCTGTACACTCTTATCGTAATTCCAAATCAAAAGTTGGCGAAGTGCAACAGAGTTATGCTTCTGGAGAAGAGAGATCTTCTCCTTTTTGGTCTTAGCGTTGTGAACCTTCTGCAGGATCTCGCTAATAAGCAACCTGTTGCTACTGTTTACCAAAGATTGTCTTGCCATAATTTACCTCAAGTCATTCTTCATCATCATCTTCAAGGTCTTCATCCCAAATATCACCTTGATCTGCCCTAAGATAGATCAGTTCATCCCTAAGAATGTTACCTTCATCATCCAGCATTTCTGGATGAATGATTGCTTTAGCATACGCTGCGTTATCAACGTAAGCATCAATGTGTCCCTTTGCTATCCATGTGATCGATGATCCCAGGATAAAGGAACCAATTACTACTAGAACTACTAGTGCTACTACCATGGGTTTACTCCTAAGTGTCAAAAAATTGGAACCCAACCTCCCAATGATGCGAAACTATTTTTATTTAGATAAGTTTTTGTTCTCTCAGATATTGTACCGTTTCAGTACAACCTCCAATAGACTTACCATCCATCATAACCTGAGGGAAAGTTGAACCGTTACCAAATTGAGAATAGAATTGTTCCCTGGTAAAGTCTGAGTTCAGTACATACTCTTCGTAATTGAAACCTTTTCCAGATAGAACTTGCTTTACCTTAGTGCAGTAAGGACATCCAGACCTAGTATATACTTTGAAATTCATAACGACTCCTATAAAAGAAGGGATCCCGAAGGATCCCCTTACTGTTATCTATACAGGGATCAGAAGGTATACTTCAGACCCAGTTTACCACCGTATCCACGGTCGATGCTGGAATCGCCAGAACCGATGAAGGAAACTTCACCATAGACACCAACAGCATCCGTAACGGCAACACCGATACCTGCCTTACCAGAAGGAACGGTGTCGTCAGAACCACCATCAGGAGTCACCAGACTAGCACCGCCTTGGACGTAATAAGTTGCGCTTTCACCCAGCGCACCTTCGTAGCCTACATGGAAATCTGTAGTTGCACCATTATAGTCGGAACCTGTCCAACCTGCATTGGTTTCTACGTTGACGTATGGTCCTGCAACAGCAGCGCCAGCGGACAAAGTGGTAGCAGCAACTGCTGCGAGAGTAGTTTTGATCATTTGAATAGTACCTTTTGTGTTACTTGCGGAATGGATACCCGCAGATGAAAGCAGACTCGACATGTCTGCGTATTGTTTCAGATTGTAACGCGCATTACAATGGAGTATTTATACCTGAAGACACCAAGCATTATGGCATCTTATGATGGTCATAGGAACGACTCATCAATGTCACCCATTATAGGATGAATCTGCGTCCTTGTCAAGTTCTTTTTGTTTCTTGACTGCTCTGCCGCTCCAGAATGCTAGAAGAATAATACAAGCATACGCAATAGTATCGTCAAGCATCACCAAGAAAAAGATTACAGACCCTCCTAGACGAACCCACTCAGGTAGGAACGCAGTGCATTTAGTAAATGCTTTTCGGAACGATTGCTCAAACTTGAAGTACAGCAACGCTAACGCTGTAACAACAAACTCACTGTACGGTACGACAAAGTACAATGACAGGAAGATGAAGATAGGCCAGTATTGCCTTTCAGGAATCTTCTTCAAGAGATGAATGTATCTCTTGGTAAGATTTTTTATCATAATGATTTCAGTTCATCAATAACAGAATGCTTTTTCTTTTTCTTTTTGGGTTTAGTGACTTTCATTTCAGACACTGATTTGCGTATTGCATATTCTGCACGCATATTGTCTATGTCTCTTTGGATAGGATTACCAAAGGCGTCGATCAGCATTGGATCAACGTCGCCATAGAACGTTTCCATCACAACATCATCAGACAACTTGTCTCGGATCTCTTTTGGTAGAAAGTTCTTGTCGATACTAATATCCATTAGTCATCAAATGGGGTTGAAGATGTATCATAACCAACAGCGTTGGTTTTGGTTGACCAGATCAGATTACCAACTGTCTCGCGTGCTTTCCTAGTGGAGAACACCTTGACGTTGATATCGATCGACCCGCCAACTGGACCAGTATAACTGGTTGTCCACGTTTCGTCAACCGCATACCCAAAACCGTAGTTATAGACTTCTTTCACTGCTGCATCCACAGAGATCACGTTGGTGCCTCCGTTGTTTGAGACCCTAGGAATCAAACCGATCTGTACGGACATACCCTTAGCAGGGTCAGTAGCAGTGAAGACGTATTCACTGTTGCAATGCGATAGATTGAACGCTGCACCACGGTCTAGTGTACCAGCAATATAGGAATTTGTCCACCCTCCTCCTCCTGTTACTACTAAGTTACCATTAGAATCGAATGATGCACTAGCATCAGCACCAGTACCACCAAGGACTTTTAGTCTGATCGTAGCATTGACATCGTTACCACCACCGTCGAGTAGGTTGATAGTAGAACTAGAAGCATTGTAACCGCCAGCATTAGAAGTAACCACAAATGGATACGTTCCTGATGCTACATCCTTAGTTACTGTTCTACTCCCCTCTTCCTTGTTAGTGTCTCTAACCAAAGTAATACCACTATCAGTCCAAGTCGCCTCTGACAATGCTAGTCCTTGCGTATCAGGATCATCATCATAGGTTAGTTTCATTTCTACTTCTGTTGTAGATCCACACGAGAAAGTAATACCTTCTCCAGCAGCACCAATACTTTTGACCTTGATTCTAAGTTCAGCGTTACAATCACTACCACTTCCATCATAGAAACAAAGTTTTTCTCCACTATTCTGTACGGCGAAACCATTACTGTTGCCTTGAATAGACATAGCATATGTTCCAGGAGCCATACTCCTTGATACCCTAGTAGATCCTTCCTCTTGACCATTATATGAGAAGGTCAAAGAAAGATCTGAGTATGATAGAGAAGTCAATGCTGTACCAGCGTTCGCTGAATCATCATCCCACTGGAAAGTAAATTCAACCTCAGCATATCCAGTGACTACCAGATCTCCACTAGAATTGAATGTTGCTGTGCCACTTCCACTACTTTCAGAGATACCAATGTTGCATGGGATCTCACCTTTAGTTTTATTGAATGAACCTTGGAAGATTTCAATAGCACATGCTGCTGGTGAATCTTTCCACAGTGCTTGATATGTACCTACAGTATAGTTTTCAATCCACGTTGTAATTTCATACTCTCCTGCTTCGATGTTCACACATGTAGTCTTCCATCTATCGTTGAATGTACCAGTCTCTGTAGAGTCAACGCGAATAAGATTACCCAAAGATGAATAATCTCTACCACCAAAAGCAGGTACTTTTAGTACGTCTCCATTTAGATAACCTGTACCAGCATCAACAATTTCTCTAATTCTATACTGAGTATTGTTTGGTAGACCATTATCATCTGCCAATGCTTTGAACTGAATACTTACTTGTGCTCCAGATCCACTACCACCAGTCAAAAATACAGTGGCAGTATCTTTTTCTCCTAGTGCTGACCAGAAACCATTCGGATCAGTAGAAGTAGCAAGCACACTTTTGATTTCAAACTTAGCATTCTCATCGAATCCATTATTAGCATCATCATCCCACTTCAGAACTAGACCACCAGATTCGAGTTTAGGTCCTGCACTACTACTCTGTCCAAGATATTGAATGTTATAGTTTTGCCCACCAGTTACAGTTACATCCTTAGTTACAGATCCTTCCTCATTATTACCCTGAGAAAACTCAACTCCATTGATGATTGCTGTACCAACTGACTGACCCTTAGTGTTTGGGTTATCATCCCAAGTAAACTTGATACTAACAGTAGCAGTGCCAGAACCCGTCGTCTCTAGTCTCTTACCATTAGAAGAGAACACCGCTTCAACACCACCACCAGTTAGCTGTGCCCATTCATCAATACTTCTTTCATAGTATCCAGGACTGACATTATAATTTGACTTGAGAGAAAATTTCTTTAGTTTACCTGCAACAGTTCCCGCACCCTGTTGATCACTAACCAAAGTGATTGTAGCGTCTGGAGAACCCTGACCAGGACCAGACACAGAAGTAACTTTTATAAGTCTATCTGCTGTACCAGGCCAATTGTTCCAAAGAGGAATTGAAAGAACATCTCCACCACGATATCCAGATCCACCCGAGACACTTTTGACTCTATATTTGGTGTAAACGGTTCCATTGACTTCCCATGGTGAAAACTTGATAGTTGCAACAGCACCTGATCCAGTTCCACTACCACTTTTATATACTAATCCCTGAGTAACTTCTATTGGTGAATCAGAAGCAGATGTCCATGGTGGAGAACCAACTCTATATCCTACCTTACTATCTTGCCATGCTCCACTTGTGGTTCCTTGCGCCCCACCTTCTGAGTTGTCTGGATCTGGTTCTCCTGTTTCAGGGTCAGTAAAGAAAGCACTAGTTCTTACCAAAAATCCTGTGATCTCTCCAGCACCAACAATAGGAGCACCAAAATAGTTTAGAAATATCTCACCCCTCTTGTAAAATTTGTATCTAATACAATACTGATCTGTTGATGGAATACTAATAGGAGATGAGAAGTTAGCAGCATTACCAATCAGTCTAGTCTTACCTTCAAAACTACAATGACCATGAGAGATCCATGCAGACTTCTCTTTGAATTCTTCGTCAAAGATTTCATGATCTACTTTATATGTTCTGGGTCGTGATCTAAGTTTATAGTAACGTTTGTTACCGTCACCATCAATGTCTGGATCTAGAATGATATCACTGAAAGGTTCTTCACAGTATTGTTGTGCTTGGAAAAAACTAGTATCACCTTCACCTACGGCAGTTTCATCATCAATACTATCTTTGATGTAGTTGTTCATATCCTGCCAAGTGAGACCATTCCAAACTTCGTTAGTATCATAGTTGAAATTGCCACCGTTATACCATCCAAATCCCCAGTCCCAATCTTGTGGACCAGTGTCAGGATCATCAAACGTAAATGAATTAGGAATCTGACTTACATCATCAGTGTTCCACAGTGGATCATATTTGAAATATAGATTCTCGATGGTTCCAATATCAATACCATCATCATAGACTGAAGTAGGTGGCAGTCCTATTGTTGGTGGGAATAGACCACCTGTATCTGGATTGTACCATCCATCAGGAAAATCTCCTGGTCCTGGGAATCCATCATCAGGATCAAAATCATCGGGATCTGATGTCGGTTGGTCATCTTCTGCACCTGTCTTACAATCTCTAGGATCAGGAGCAGGGTCACAGATAGGACCAAGATAATTTTCTGGTCTTGTTAGACCACGAGGGAAACATTTATCCTCTACAACTGCAGGTGGTGGTGCTGGGTTGACAACCAGTGGTTCGTCTGTTGTAGTCTCATCCTCTTCCTGCACCGCTGGTGTAACATTCTCTGGAGTAGGACGGACGTTAGGATTCTTAGGATCACATGCTGGACCCATAAGACCAGCAGGATAATAGGGTTGAGTGGGACCAGTATAAGGATCGACTTCCTCCTCCTCTGGCACGAAGGGATCCTGCACCAGGGGGTCTGCATCCTCTAACGCATCAGAAGGCGTTGTAGGGTCCATAGGATCGCACGCAGGACCCATGGTCCCAAAGGGAAAGTAAGGTGCTGTAGGACCCGTATACCCTGTAAACTCGCTACCACTTTGCCCAGTTAGATCTACTACGACACCATCACCAACCTGTGGATCTATAAGTGTACTCAGACCCACGGCAGATAGTTCTTCATCGTCTAGGAGAGGGGGATCACATACTGGTCCCATCTCTCCATTAGGTCTATAGACCGCCATAGTAGTCTAACTATAAAATCTGTCTCTAATATATCTATACATGGTCGGAGAACGCCTTTCTATGTTCTTCCACCGTTCTCTGAACTGGGTTCTCCAGTTAGTAAACTTCTCAATATTTTTCTTGATAATACTATCATCACCACGCCCTTGACTATATCCAGGATAGTACCACAGATAGTGATCGATAGCAGTCTGATCAATCATTCTATAGTCCATACCAATAGCGACAGGGTGAATACCAACTGGTCTATGATCCTGTAGTTTCATCTGTCGTTCTGCAAGATCACTGCATGGATTACTTGAGTACGTCAGGTATGCTGTGTTAGTAACCTTGCGCCAGAATTGTGAATCATTTCTGATAGACAATGCATAGTGAAGAATAACAAAGTTAGCAAAGTCTTCAAACATTTTGATGACTGTCTTATTGTATACATCCCTATCCCATTGAGTGTAACGTTCACGCTGCAAGTTGCGAACAAGAACTAACAAGAACTCATGCACAGTAAACAAACCACTAGAGTTGAGAGGTTCAACAAATCCTGCTGCTAAACCAATAGCAACACAGTTCTTTTTCCATGGTTCATTCTGCAAACCTACACGCATAGGAATGTCTTGCAGTTCAACCTCGTCCTCAAAAACTCCCAGGTGCATGAGGAACTCATCCTTCGCCATTTCAGGATCTAATAGATTACTATCATACACATATCCTACACCACGACGTGAGTACAGAGGAATATCCCATGCCCATCCGTGTGATAGTGCTTTGCATGATGTATAAGGTTTCATTTGAGCATCCTTATCTTTGTAGGATACTTTGGTTGCCCAAGCACGATTGCATGGAAGAACATCATGCCATCCAACAAAGGATTGATCTTCAAAAGAATTCATCAGAACACTATTGAATCCAGTACAATCAACGTACAAATCACCAGCAACATTGAACGTGCTGCTAAGGGGATCATCACTCATTGCAACAGAAACACATGCAATACCACCTTCATCTACCGAGACATCAGCAATACGACCAGGGATAAGTTGAACACCACGCTTCAAACAATAGTGTTCCTTCAACCACTGACCAAACTTTACACCATCAATATGGTATGCAGTGTCACGTTCAAACTTATACTCTTCTAGATCATCACCATCATAGATTTTATTATTCTCTACACATGCCATGATACTATAGAAATCTCTACAGTATTCACGGTTGTCGAGATCAGGATTATAGAACTTCTTTACTTGCCAGTCATTCAGACCAAGGAAATCCTGTGATACTGCAGGACGACCCAAAGGATTATGGAATCCCTTGTCACCAATCTTGTAAAAGTCCTCATAATAAATTGTAGATTTGTATGTCGCATCACAGTACGACATGAAATCTTCTTCTTCGATGCCCAATGCTTTCATCCATGGGCGAATATGTTGCAGCGTACTCTCACCTACACCAACTACAGGATCATCTGGGTCCTCAATGATGGTAATCTTTCTATCAGGAAAATAATGTATGAGAGTTGCTGCGGACATCCATCCTGCAGAACCACCACCAACAATAATAATGCTTTGAGTCATCCTATTTTCAAATCAAATGCTAAAGAGATACGAGGTTTGTCTGATTGGTTTGTACCTACCCTGTGTCTAATCATAGGGTGGAAGATAACACACTCACCTGCTTTGGGTTCATACACATAATGTGTATTGATATTGTTCTCTGTATTTTTTACGAGAGTATCATCTTGATAACCACATGTAGGCATGATCTCCATACCCACGTCTTCAAAGACTAGGTTACCAGAGTTCTCTGGAATGTCCACAAAGTATGCTCCAGTAAGCATAGATGTAGAACCATGGATGTGACTGATAGCATACCCATGAGGTTCAGTCCAGTTCATCCACTGACAGTAGACGGAAATATTTAGACCCTCGTAAATACCATATGCATGATAACATGTCTGTCTAATTTGTTCCCGTACTCTTTCTAAGAAGGGCATTTCTTCTCTGCCATCACCACACATTTCACATGTAGGTGGTTGATAGTTCACCCCAAGACACCACCCACCATCGAATGCATTAGAAGGTAAGATCTTGTCGTTCTCATTCTGCCCCTTGTAGATTTGATTGCGACCATACTCTACGATATCTTTCTGGCACTCTTCCACAAATGTAGGATCGTAACTACGTCCAACTAACCGTGGGAAGATATGGAACCTATCATACTCAAGTGTCATACTTCTGCTCCTGACTCATCATCATACTCCAGTTCATATTCTTCAGAGAAATCATACAACCATTGTAGAAACTCTCGTTCGACATCAACTTCGCCCATAAGTTCTTCATCATCCATCAATAAAAAAAGGGACCCGTAGGTCCCTTCAGTATATCACGTTTTCAAGTGAAATGCAATCAACCGATTGCTGGAGCAGTCAGGGCCACAGGTGTGGACTCAGTAGACGCAAGATCCAAGGGGAAGTTGTGAGCGTTGCGCTCGTGCATAACTTCCATTCCAAGACCTGCTCTGTTGAGAATGTCTGCCCAGGTTGGGATGACGTGATCTTGGTTGTCGATGATCGACTGGTTGAAGTTGAACCCGTTGAGGTTGAACGCCATGGTGCTGACGCCGAGGGCGGTAAACCAGATGCCCACAACTGGCCATGCTGCGAGGAAGAAGTGCAGCGAGCGAGAATTGTTGAAAGAAGCATACTGGAAGATCAAGCGACCGAAGTAACCGTGAGCAGCGACGATGTTATAAGTCTCTTCTTCTTGACCAAACTTATAACCATAGTTCTGCGACTCAGTTTCGGTAGTCTCACGAACCAGCGAAGAAGTAACCAAACTTCCGTGCATAGCAGAGAAAAGAGATCCACCGAATACCCCAGCAACACCGAGCATGTGGAACGGATGCATAAGG